GTGGCGGCAAACGTGGCCAGTGCCGTGGTCAGCGGCCCGATTGCACCCAGCCATCCAGCGATGGTGGCGCCAATGGCCAGGCCCTGGAACGCACCCAGCACCGTGAGCACGCTGGCCACGATCGGGGCCAGCACCGTGAAGCTCACCGCCAGCAGGGCCAGGCCGCCAACGATGGCCTGGATGGGCCCGGGCAGCTTGGCAAAGCCATCGACCACTAGCGTGAGCACGGTGACAGTGGCATCAAGAGCCGGCAACAGTGCGACGGTGATCCCAGTAGCCAGGGCGCCGACCTTGCCGCCCAGCATGGCCAGCTTGTCGTTATATTCGTCGGCTTTTTCTGCAAAGGCGCCGGTCATCTTGACGCTGAGCGATTCGATGGCGGCGCCGCCTTCGTTCAACATTGGAATCATTTCTGCTCCCGCCTTGCCGAACAGCTGCATCGCCAAAGCCGTCTTCTCTACTCCATCGGGCATGGCCTTGAACTTGTCGGCAATCTCCAGGGTCACCTGATCGGCCGTCTTCAGGTTGCCGGCTGCATCCTTGGCGCTGATGCCCAGAGCGTTCAATGCGTCGCCGGTTTTGTTGCCCTTGCCGTCCATCTCGAACATGCCCTTGCTGAGCTTGCCGAGGGCCTTGCCCACGCTGTCAATATCGGTGCCGCTGGTGGTAGCTGCCTTGTTGAATCGGGCAAGGGATTCAACGCTTACGCCGGTGCGTTGGCTGAGGTCGTTGAACTTATCGCCCGCCTCGATCGTCCTGCCCACCAGCGCCGCCAGGCCGCCCACGGTGGCCACTGGCGCCAATGCGCCCAGGGCCCCACTCAGCGGGCCGATCCTGCTGGTGAGTGTCTGCGCGGCGCCCTCCACTTGCCTGAACTGGCCCTGCAGCGCTGTGATCTGCTCGCCGCCGGTGACTTTTGCGGCGATCCTCAGCAGGGCGTCCATGTTCATGGCCATCAGCTCTTAGCCCCCTGATTCAAGATCTCGGCCTCGATCACCTGCACGTCTTCCACGACTTGGCCCAGGTTCTCCACTGAATACAGGCTACCGATGGCGATCAGCTCGGAATAGATCAAACCGGTGCGGTGGCCGTTGTCGGTACGCCACTGGGTCTGGCAGCGGGTAAACAGGCAAACCGCTTCCCAGTTCTCGGGCCACACCTCGAAGTGTTCGGGCTCGTTCTGCGCTGGGTCCATCCACTCCGGCGGCATCTCGATGCCCATTCCATCGGCAGCGGCTGCCAGCTTCAGAGGATTGTGATCAGGCGCCGCGCTCAGCCAATGCCGCGCGGCGCCTTGGAGTTTCCCCGCTTGGCTCCCTCCAGGCTCTCGGCCCAGGCGTCGCACACGGCCTTGGCCACCCCCTGGATCCTCAGGAACTTGTCAAGCGATGCTGCGGTGAAGTTGATCGGCTCGCCCTCGTCGTCGGTCACACCAGACCAACCGACCAACACCTCGGCCGCGATGGTCCGATGGTTGACCCCTTCCAGTTCAGGGTCATCCTCGCCGCGCTTCAGGAGTGCTGATCGCCTTGCTGATGCCACCAGCAGGTAGTCGATCCGCTCCTGATCGAGAAAGGCAAACTCAGCGGTAAAGCTATAGCTTTCGTTGGCCAACTTGCCAGCCACTTTCCATTCGTAGCTAGTAGCGACGGAGAGCTTGAATCCCATGGGGTGGTGGTGTAGTGAAGGTTCAGAATCGCCAGCCTGATCAGGTCTGAGCAATGGAGATTTCTTGGTTGGATGCCGAGGAGATCATCGTGAAGTCAAGCTTGAGCCCGACCTTTCCGCGGATGTCCACCAGCCCGACCGGCGCCAGCTGGATCTGGGGCAGGGTCAAGGTGGTGATGTTCCCGGCGGTGGTCCCCCACGGGAGCACGAGGGCGCCCAGGGTGGAGCTGGCCGCGTTGGTCAACACGTCGAGCGTTGCAATCGGGGGCCGGGCGATCGTGATCGAGCCGGTCACCGCTCGGTCGGTGTGGTCGATGTGCGGCGTACAGCCGGCGTGGTCGTAGAGCTCCGTGGTGTTGGCGATGGTGAGCTCGAACTCCTCGACGCAGATCGCCACGCCTGCCAGGGTCAGCCCGCCGGCTGGCGTGTTGGCGGAGTTGAACGCCACCGCCGGGGCTTGGGTGGGGAAAGTCGGTGTCGGATTGGCGAGCGTGCTAGGGGCGCGATACAGGCCCTTGTACGCAGCGGTTGCGGTGACAACCTCGCCAGCCTTGGCGCTGATCGTGATTGATTCGACCCGGGCACCAGCGCAGGCATAGCGCACACCATCCAGAAAGAAGCCCACCGAATAGGTGGTGGCCGGAGGAGGCCATGCCAGGCCATAGACGACGCTGGTGCCGCCCACCACCGCCTTATTGAGGCTGGCGGCCATCAGGTGCTTATCGAGGCCGGCGGCGGTGCCGGCGGTGCCGGAGCCGGAGAACTCAAACGGCGCTTCGAAGCTCATCAGGCGGTTGACCATCACCGCAGGCACGGGGGTGCCAGGGCGAGCGCTGAGCATGGAGCGCTCAGCCGCGCCGAAGTCTTGGATGGTCGGGGTGAACTGGCCCACCTGGACTACGTCCGCCCCAGCCATCGTTTCAAGGGTGCCGCTTGTGGCCTCGGCCTTAATCTGCAGCAGCTGGTCGCGGTAGGCCATCGGTCGGGTCCTCGGTGGGTTCGGGCTGGGGAGCGGAGGGGCTGGCGGTCAGCTCCCGCCATTCGGTATCGGCGGGATCCCGGTAAAACTCACCGGGGCCTTCGGGGTGGGGAGGCGCCTTGGTCATGGCTGGGTAACGTCAGCCTCAAGAGTCTGATATTGCACAGAGTAGGCACAGCGCACCAGGCAGGCCCGCATATCTGCGCTGTGCTCGCGGCCGATTGACTTGATGTCATCGCACAGCCCGCCCAGCTTGCGGTCGCTCATGATCCGGCTGTGAACCGCAACATAGAACGGGTCGAGCAGCTGCCAGTTCGGCGCATCGCCGGGGGCACGGAAGGCGCTGATAGTCACCACCACTGGCAGGGTTGAGCTGAGCTTGCAGGTGGTAGCGATCTCGTCGGACGACTGGCCATCTTGATCAAGGCTGATCACCGTGCCATCCGGGAAGCTGGCGACCCGCGCCGAGTCCAAGAACAGGGCGTCAACATCGGGGATGTCGCTCTGCCCTGCAGCTGCTGCGCCCTGCAGCCTGGTGGCCAGGGCATCCATAATCCGGCAGGAGATGCTCAGGGTCATGGCCTGCGCTGCTCCTGCAGGGCCACGCCGAGGGCCACGTTGGCGGCAGCGGCCCAAGCGGCCGAGGCGCTTGCCAGGGGTGCTTCACAGTTGGGCCTGTTGGCACGCAGGCAAGCAATCCACCCGGCGGTCAGCAGGGTTGCCCCGATCACCAAGCATGCCCCGGCGAACGACAAGCAGCGGCCTAGGAACTGGTTCACAACTTCCCCGCCCGGAGCCGCTCTTCGTGGTCTTCGAGGGTGTTCTGATGATGGGCCAGCATCTCAAGGATCTTTCCCTCAAAATTCCCAAGCCCCTTTGAGATCGCCCAAAGAGCTTTCACTCCGGAGGCTGCCGTAGCGCCAACCGTCAAGGCCAGCCCCGCCAGGGCAATTGACTCAGCGACTCCCATTCTGAAGCTGGTGGACTGTGCTTAGGCTAGGGAGCCTGAGCCGCCGGGGTCACACCGTTGGGGCGGCAGACTTGTAGGGGTGGCCTGCAACCAGCCTGTCCTGTAGATCCCATCCCGCCTCCGGGCCGGCTGCGTAGCCCTCTGCCAGCAGAATAGTGTCCTGGGTAGTGCCAGGCGGCAAAATGCCAAGCATGAATATCTCGCCGACAAGCGGGAATGCATTGCCGCCGGTCGCCCCGACTTGCAATAAGTGTGTAGCATTTGCCGTAGATGCGGCGTTTGTGAGTGTATTATTTTTGATTTCTGTACCATTGATGCGGAGTATTGATCTACCTGCTGGAAGAGATGCGGCGGGGTTAGATGTATGGACAAGAATTACTGCTGTGTTTACTGGGTGCGCATTATCCGCTGATGCGTTTTGCGCTGTAGGCTGGCCAAGGACGCCGCGAACAATCTGGGCAAGCGCTGACTCGTTTTTGACGGCACCTAGCCTGTCGTCAAAACCCATAGCGAAGCCATGGTTTAGTGTTCCAAAGGCACTGTTCCCTAGTAAGCCGTAAAAAGCGTTGGGGTTAGAGTTGGCTCCAGCTTTCCACACGGCAACTACCGTTGAACCAGCTCCGGCGGCTGTGTGGAGCATATTGAATACTGATGCTAAGCCTGCAAAGGTAAGCCATTGTGAGCCGCTAAAGGTAAGACTGGCCTTGCCATTTAGCGCATTTGGTGTGATTGTTGGCCGACTCCCGGCGGCGCCGTCAAAAACCCTTCCATTGCCTTTGGCGTCTCTTATTTGAGTTACCGCTCCCGATATAACTGTAATCGTCCCCTCTTCGTCCGGCAGCAGCAGTAGCTCGGTGGGGGTGTTCGCGAGGGTCCATGGAGTTGGCTCCGCCGAAAATCTCCCGGAATCAACCCAGATGACGCTCATGCCTGCTGCTCCCATGCCAGCGATTCACGCTCGGGCGTAGTGGGGTCGTCGGCCAGGAATTGACCATCCTCGCCGCGAGCCTGCACGACAACCCACGGATCCCCGGCAGCATCGACCCACTCCTGCCCCAGTGCCGTCGCGGCCGGACGAGCAGCCCCGCCGAGGGCGGCCACGAACGCCTCGGGGAGGTGTAGGGCCAGGGCCAGGGTGCGCACCTCCTGGAGCAGCTCGGGGCCCACCAGCCCTAGGCGCCGCAGCGCCACCCATGCGGCCCGAAAATCGTCTACGTCGCCACCGCCCGCAGCGGCCAGCAGAGTGGCAACCACGGCTACGCCTGCCGCCGGAGCCTGGTTCAGGCCGCCACCAATCACGCCATTGACCGCAGGGTTGGCCATCATTGCCCTCTTGAACGTGCGCCATTCCGGCGGCGGAGTCACAGGCGGCAGCAGCTCCAGCAGCCAGCCCCAGCGCCATTCCCCTGCGCCGCGGTCGATGGTGCGGGTTTCGCCGAGGCTGTGCGTTGCGGGGTCGTATTGCGGCGCAGGCTCGCGCACGATCCGCAGCACTTCGTAGCGAGGGTCAAGGCCTTCGACTGGCTCCTCATCGCGGCGGGGGTAGTCGCGGATCACGCTGGTTTCAGTGTCGAGCAGGACGAGGTTTTGCATGATCAGGTCCTCCGCACGAACAGGTAGACCTTGAGGCCGGCCCCGGCCACCGTGCCGCCGATCTGATCGATGTCGATGCTGATCTCTGCGTCGTCAGCCAGGCTGGAATCTGTGATCGTTGCAGCGCTGGCGGCAGTTGTGCTGCTGGTTTCAGTGGCGTCGATTGACAGCTTCGTGCCCAGCACCGATGTTCCCGCTTCGTTCACGTCCGCGATCAGCGTGCTGCCGGTCGGGGCGGTGTTGACGTTGGCTCGAACCCCGAGCAGCGTGGCTGCGAATGGCATCCGAAACCTGACCTTATTGGGGCCGGCGGTGAGCGCGGTGGACTCATCGCCCACCGGGATCACGATCACATCGGCGTCTCGCTGGTGGACGTGATCGGCCCTGGCGGCATCGGCGCTGCTTCCGGCCGCTGCGGTGGCAGCCAGGGCCGCGGGGGCGGCGCTGCTGAGCGGCACGGCGGGGCCTGCTGCGCCCGTGGCGCCTGCGGGACCGGTCGCTCCGGCGGCACCCGTGGCTCCTGTGGGACCGGCCGGGCCGGTTGCGCCCGTGGGGCCAGTGGCACCCGTTGCACCGGCCGGGCC